CCCTCATTTGAAGATGCCCCAGTAGCAGTAGAAAAGCCAGTGGTAGTAGCACCTAAGCCTAAGAAAAAATATTACAACAATAACAACAACAAAAAAACAACTAAAAAATAATTATGTCTAGCATTAAATTAAAGTTACACGAATACTATTCATTGGATAGTGAAATCAACGGGTTTAAAAACCAAGCAACTGGTGAAGTATTATCTGAAGGCTTATTAGCTGAGAAATTAGGTTTGGTTACCAAATATTGGTTAACTGATCTATCTAAGAAAGTAGCAGACGAAAAAACAGCAATCGAAACCATGAAGACTGAATTAATCAAGAAACATGGCACTGAGGATGAAGATAAAAATATCTCAATTCCAATGTGGATCGATGAAGAAAAAGATGAAGATGGAAACATCATCTCAGCTAAACCAAATCCAACATTCATTAAATTCCAAGAAGAATTCAATGCATTGTTGCAAGAGGAAAAAGAATTAGAATACCACGAATTTAAATTAGATGATTTCAAATCAGTAGAAACATCTGAAAACTACACTGTATTCTATAAATTAGTTCAAGTTGACTAATGAAACTGTTAGAAATAGCAGAAGCATGGATAATCGCTGAAAACCCAAACCCTACTCAAAAGGCGATAGCCGAATATAGGGTTTCGGTTTGCGACCAATGTCCACATAAAACATTCAATAAAGTATTTGATTCGTTCCTATGTGGTATATGCCATTGCCCATTAAGTAAAAAAGTATTTAGCTCGTTAGAAGGATCTAAAGCATGTCCTGAAGCGCGCTGGGAAAAATAAAAATAAAGATTATGTCAGAAGTACAAACATTAACCACAGAAGAATTAGATTCTATCAAAAACCTACAGAAAAAATATAATACAGTTATATTTGAATTAGGTAGCATTGAAGCGCAATTAACAGCTATCCACAAACAAACGCAAGAATTAGAGGCGGAAAAGAAAAACGTTATCGTTGATCTAGAGAAGATAGGTGAAACTGAAAAAGAAGTAATTGATGCGCTTCAAGTTAAATATGGTGCAGGGAATATAAATATCGAAACGGGCGAGATTACCTCATTCTAATACTGTTTCTGCGTTTTATATAATTCTGTGAATATTTATTACTAGATTAATCCTATTAGTAAAATCATAAAATAACTACATAAAATGGCAGAACAAATCATCTCTCCTGGAGTATTCCAGATAGAAACAGACCAAAGTATCTACACGCAACAGCCTCAAGAAATGGGCGCTGCTATCGTAGGTCCTACAGTATCAGGTCGTCCTTTAGTTCCAACGTACGTTACTACTTATTCGCAATTCCAATCACTTTTCGGTGAGCAATTCAAAAGTGGTAGCTATTATTACGAATATTTCACATCACAAGCTGCTAAAGAATACTTTAGCAATGGTGGAAAAACATTATTAGTAACTAGAATCATTAGTGGTTCATCAGGTATTAGTACGTATGCGACTTCAAACATTCCTGCCCTTGTAGGTACAGGATCATCATTCCAATTAGAAACATTATCTTGGGGTGCACAAATGAACAACACATCTAGTATGTCAAGTGGTTCATTAGACAGTGGCTCTATGTTTAACGTTCGTTGGGAAGTAACAGCAGTAAATTCAGGAAGTGGTACATTTACCTTAATAGTTCGTCGTGGTGATGATAACAACAACACTAAAAATATTTTAGAAACATGGGCTAACATGAGTTTAGATCCACAACAATCTAACTATATTGCTCGTGTTATTGGTGATTTAAAACCAGTATATGTTGCGGCAACAGGTGGAAGTTCAGCTTATGTTAATTTCTCTGGATCATATTCAAACAAATCACAATACGTTCGTGTATCAGCAGTAACAGTTCCTCAAGTAGATTCAATCGACAACAACGGAGCATATAAAGCAACTCAATACAGCGGTAGTTTACCAGCAGTAGGAAGTGGTTCATATGGTGGTTCATTTAGTGGTGGTGTAGTAGATACAACAGCTATTAAACAAATGAATGAAAATATTGGTACAGGTGCTAGTTATTCAACTGGTTCTACAGGTAACATTCAAGGATTTGGAACAGCAGATTACGCATTAGCATTTAATTTATTAACAAATAAAGACGAATACCAATTTAACGTATTATTAGCTCCAGGTGCTGGTTTAGATAGTGCTGCAGCAGCTACAATGATTTCTACAGCAGAAGGTAGAGGCGATGCAATCGCAATTACAGATGCAGGTGTATATGGTACAGCAATTGCAACAGCAGCTCAAAACGCAGCTGGACAATCAAGTAACTACGCTGCTACTTATTATCCTTGGGTTCAATTATACTCAACTACATTAGGTAAAACAACATGGTGCCCACCATCAACAGTAATCGGTGGTGTATTAGCATTTAATGATAATGCTGGTGCTGAATGGTTTGCTCCTGCTGGATTAAACAGAGGTGGTATTCCAAACGTACTATTAGCAGAACGTAAATTACAACAAACAGATCGCGATACATTATATAGTGCAAATGTTAACCCATTAGCAACATTCCCAGGAACTGGAGTATGTGTTTGGGGTCAGAAAACATTACAACGTAAACCAACATCTTTAGACAGAATCAACGTTCGTCGTTTATTAATTGCTTTAAAAGATTTCGTTGGAAGTGTATCTCGTACATTAGTATTCGAACAAAACACAACAGTAACAAGAAATAGATTCTTATCTCAAGTTAATCCATACTTAGAATCAGTAGTACAACGTCAAGGTTTATACGCTTACAAAGTAGTAATGGATGATTCAAATAACACACCAGATGTTATTGATAGAAACCAATTAGTAGGTCAAATTTATATCCAACCTACAAAAACGGCTGAATTTATTATATTAAACTTTAACTTACAACCAACTGGAGCAACGTTTCCAGGATAATAAATAGAATCATGTAGGGAAGCGCAAAGCTTCTCTACATATTTTTAAAATAATTAATATTTATTACTAAATATAATAATAACACTAACATGCCAGTATTAAACCCTAACGAAATAATGTTCACGAGTTTTGAACCACAAGTTCAGAATCGTTTTTTAATGTACATAGATGGTATCCCTGCATATTTAATTAAGAAAGCTAGTGCTCCTTCATTAGATGCTGGTGAAATCGTATTAGATCACATCAATGTTTACCGTAAAATTAAAGGTAAAGTAAGATGGAATGATATGACATTAGAACTATATAATCCAATTACACCATCAGGCGCGCAATCAGTAATGGAATGGGTACGTTTATCACACGAATCTGTAACAGGACGTGATGGTTACTCAGATTTCTACAAGAAAGACTTAACATTAGATATTTTAGGTCCAGTAGGAGACGTTATTAGTGAGTGGGTAGTTAAAGGAGCATTTGTAAAATCTGCTAACTTTGGCGACTATGATTGGAGTTCAGATGCAGCTGTTTCATTATCGATAACAATTGCTATGGACTATTGCGTATTGAATTTCTAAGAAATTACTTCTCCCGAAGTATATATCCAAAAATTGGTTTGGCTTTTGCCAAACCTTTTTTTATCTTCATATTTATTGTAAACAAATAAAGTTATAAATGGAAAATCCCGTTACAAAACCAAAATTCCCTACTGAACAAGTAGACTTACCATCAAAAGGATTATTATATCCCAAAGACAATCCATTATCTAGTGGTGTTATTGAAATGAAATATATGACTGCGCGTGAAGAAGATATCCTCACAAACACTAACTATATTCGTCAAGGTACCGTTATTGATAAATTATTACAATCATTAATTGTAACACCAATTAACTATGATGATTTATTGACAGGTGATAAAAACGCAATATTAGTTGCTGCTAGAGTATTAGGCTATGGTAAAGATTATGAATTTGCATACATTAACAGCCAAAATCAAGAGGTAAATGCGGTTGTAGACTTATCATTACTAAGTGATAAAGAAGTAGATACCTCGTTGTTTACCGCAGGTACCAACGAATTTTCGTTCAATTTACCGCATTCGGACAACCAAATCTCATTCAAACTATTAACACACGGTGATGAGAAGAAAATTGAAGCTGAAATTAAAGGATTACAGAAAGTCAATCCAAATTCATCATACGATGTAACCACTCGTTTAAAATTCATGTTATTATCAGTTAATGGTAATCGTGATCAAAAAACAATACGTGATTTCGTAGATAATTATTTAATCGCTAAAGACGCTAGAGCATTACGTGAATATTATACCAAAATATCGCCAGATATTAGTATGAAATACACACCAGAAGATGATAGCTATACAGGGGAGGGTATAGACATTCCCGTTTCTCTTAACTTTTTTTGGCCTGACTCCAAACTATAGATCAATATTCTTTGGCCAAATACATGAAATTGTATTTCATGGTAATGGCGGATATGATTGGAATACTGTTTATGAAATGCCAATATGGTTGCGTAGGTACACATTTGAGAAATTAAAAGAATACTACGACAAACAACAGCAAGAGCAGGAAAAGCAAAGCAACATGATGACCAATAAAAGCAATAAAGACATAGCTAAACCTAACATATCACAACCAACTTATACAGCGAAGGTCCCTAAAAAATAGGGACTTTCGATATTTATACACATAATATTATATTATGGCTGACGACAAAGAAAAAGTAATAAAGCAATTAAATAACGAATTAGATCAATTAGATACTAAATTAAAAAGTTTAACTGCTAGTTTAAAAGATAACATGATAACTCAATTATCTAATGCTAGTACTGAAGTCAAAAACTTAGTTACAAGTTTTGAAAAAGGTGATGATTTAACTAAAGTAATTTCAAAAACAGCATCTGAAATAGCTAAAAATTATGAAAAAAATAATGCATTATCATTTAAAAGAAATAGATTAGAATTTGAGTTATCTCAAGCTATTCAAACAAACAACGTAAGAGAGGAGAGAAAAATTAGAAATAAATTACTCCAAAACAAGTTAACTATTGATCAATTAGATACTACTACCCAATTACTTACAAAAATACAAGCTTTAGCAGAAGAAGAAGTTCGAATAACAGCTGAAAAGAAAAAACAAGCTAATATAGCTATAACTAGTCGAAAAATATTTGATGAATTTGTTAAACCATATAAAGAACTAGCTAGTGTTGAAGGTATATTAAAACTAATCATTAATTCAGCATTAACCTTTAATAAAATATCAACTGATATTGGTAAAAATTTAGGTTATGGTGGTGACGGTGCAGATAGAGTAGCAGGTAATTTTGTAAAAATTGCTAGAGATTCAAATAATGTAAACATTACCACCCAAAATCTAGCAGAGGCATTTAATCAATTATCTGAAGCTACAGGGTTAGTATCTGAATACTCAGCTGATGCTTTAAAAACTCAAGTAATGTTAACCAAACAATTTGGTTTAACAGGTGAAGAAGCAGCAGGAGTATATAGATTATCAGTACTAAATGGAAAATCATCTGCTGAAATAAATAAAAGCATGGTTAGTGCGTTTGTAGCAGCACGTAATCAATTAGGAGTAGGTATTCCGTTTAAAGCTACAATGGCTGAAGCTGCTAAAATATCAGGACAATTAGCTGCTAATTTAAAAAATAATCCACAATTATTAGTTCAAGCAGTAGCACAAGCAAAAGCATTAGGTACTACACTTGAACAAACTAAATCTCAAGGTGAAGCATTATTAAATTTTGAATCATCAATTGAGAACGAATTAAAAGCAGAATTATTAACTGGTAAAGCAATAAATCTTGAACGCGCTAGAGCAGCAGCTTTAATGGGTGATCAAGTCACAGTTGCTAAAGAATTAGCTAATCAAGGCATGACGTTGGAAAAATTCCAAAACATGAACGTATTAGCTCAACAATCATTTGCTGCTGCTATTGGATTAAGTGCAGATGCTTTAGCTAACCAATTAAGACAACAAAAATTAGCAATTGAAAGTGGTAAATCATTAGCCCAAATTACAGAAGAAGAAGCATTAGAAGCCCAAAAACGCCAAAGCATACAAGATAAATTTAATGCTTCTATATTAAAACTACAGGATTTCTTTGGAAATCTACTATCAGGACCTGTAGGAGGATTTTTAACAGTATTAACTCAAAGTTTAGATGTAATTACTAGTATAGTTGCGGTAATGGGTACAATGTGGGGTTTAAGTAAAGCTATAGCTGCATTTAATGCCTTAACATTAGGACTTCAAATAGGACAAAGAACAGCCGGGTTGTCATATAATGGTATATTATTAGCTAGACAAGCTCTACTTCAAGGAGAATTAACTAAATCTATAGGTATAGCAGCAGCTACCGCTTTTAAAAATCCTATACTAGCAATAGCAGGATTAGCAGCAGCATATGGTGCTATATCATTAATACGTAGTGCTTCTCAATCAGTAGAAGATGGAATAGCACCATCAAGCAAAGGTCCATTTACTATTACTGATAAATTCGGAGCAACAGCTATAACAAAAACCGGAGACGGATTAGCAGTATCACCTAATATATCAAAAGGTGCAGATAATTCAGGTATGATAGCAGCTATCAATAGCTTACATCAAACATTAACCCAAAAGAATTTCAACCCAGTTGTTAGAACTTCAATCGGCGGTTCCGAAATAGCCATAACATCCGTTCAAAATTCTTTTAATATGGCTTAATATTTTAATATTTATACCAAACAAATAACAATAAAACTATGTCATTAATCGATAAAATAAAACTAAGCACATTTAGTCTAGAAGGTAACGGATTTTTAGTTAACCGTGGCACACCAGCATGGGGTTATACTAATAAATTAATCAATGATTTAACACCAGCATTAAGTAGATTACATTTGACTTATTCAGTAGATGGTAACCCATTTATGAGAATAAAAGATTTTAATACTAAAGCATTAGGTGGATCAAATCCTGTAAAAAAGCCATCACAATTAGATGAATTAGATCCAGATGCACCAACAAACACTCAAGTTGGAGCTCAAGTAGGACCTGGTGGACCCGTAGTATCACAGATCTACAAGTCACCCCTTAGCCAACAATATAAGTCGAAAGGCCCAAAAGACGGACGTTACTAATACTAAATAAATGAGTCTAAGAGATCTAAAAACAAATCTAAAATCACTTAGATATGGAAACGATTTACAAGGTGGTGGAGACAGTGGTTTACCTTATATAACTACTGACGTTGATACCCAACTAACAAATATTGCTTCTATAGATTTAAGAGGCCCGGTAAAAGACTTGCTTAAATCAGCTGGTATTGATATACCTAGTATTGCAAATATTACCACTAATAATATATTAAATAAGGATAGTGGGTTTATTAGAGGAGGTACAGTAGGAGCAGCTAAAACTGGTCTTATTGATGCTATGCGTATTGGTAAATTCTTAACAAACAATCCACTATGGATTGCTAAACAAGTAGGATTACAACTATCTAACCCAAAATTAGAATCACCTAGAGGTACATTAGCACTAGTTACCTTAGGTAATACTTTATCTGCTGCTACCGGCGGTATCGTTCAGCCATCTCGTATTTACAATTTAGGAATAAATACATTAGCTCAAGTACCATCTAATGCTGTAGGAGTTCACTTCTATAGACATGGTTTAGGTCCTGTAATGGATGATCAATCTAAGTATGAAGCTATTGTAAGAAACAATAATGAAAGTACGTTATTTGGATTTGGTAAAAGCAATAACAGATTATTAAGATTAAAAGATAAATTAAATATAGAGAGTGGTACTACACCATTAATAAGAGGTGGAATTGCAAGTGGTATTTTAAATATCCTTTCTCAAGTACCAGCATTATCTGGCATTAAAAAAATCTTAAGTAATAACACACCAATAGATGAATATTTAACAGGCCCTGGATCTTTCTATGGTATTGGTAGTACATTGATAAGACGATTTGATGTTACTACTAATCCTGAAGTTGTTGAAGAATTTAAATTAATATCTAAGGCAGCATCATTTAATAATAGTAGAGTAAGTGCTGACAGAGGTTTCCCTAGAATAGGAGAATTTTATGGTGTTACTAAGTATTTAAGACTTCAAGATACATTTGAAGACAGAAACAATACAGCTTTAAGTAGCAATGGTGTTAAAGTTTTTGGAAATCAAAATCCTTCACTTAACACTTATAGAAATATAGTAAGCAAGATAAATACTAATATAGAGCAAAGTATACCATTTTCAGATTCACCAGTATATTCAGCACAAACACCAGCTAATTCACCTTTTTCTGCAGCTAGAAAAATATTTAAAACTATTGATTTAGATAATACTAATATATTAGATAGAGATCCATATAAGAAAACTAGATACTACGGTGATAGAAAGGTAAGTGAAGATGGTTCTAAAGCTACATATAATAATACTAATGTATTTGATCGCTACGATAGTGATATAATGACAGTAGTATTTAGAGGAGTAAATCCATTTGATTCTCAAAACGAAGAAAGATGGTTGTTTTCAGCATATATGACTGGATTTAGAGATAACTTTGATGCTACTTGGAATGATATAAATTACATTGGGAGATCAGAAACATTTTATGTATATTCAAAATTCAAACGTTCTGTAAGTTTTAATCTAAGGATACCTTGTTTTAATAGAACTCAATTGTTTGAAAAACATAGAACATTAGGACAATTAGCTTCAACTACCGCAGGTAGATATAGCGGAGAAAATAACGCTTTAGGAGGTGTATTATTAAGATTAAACGTAGGTAGTTATTTAGTAGGTGAATATGCAACATTAAATAGTTTAAACTATACTATACCAGATGATACAACTTGGGATATAACACCTGAGGCTAGATTAGCGATGTACATTGAAGCATCATTTAGCTTTAACATTGTACATCAAAAATTACCTCAATATATTCCAAGTACAGAGAGTCAAACAGCTGGTTTCTTTGGGTATTTACAAAATAGTATTCCAGGTGATGCTGAATTCCTTCAAATACCAGGTAGAGATAAAGCACAACAACAAAGTATAAATAACACATTCATTACTGATATAGTATCACCTACTACTTCAGAAACTAAAGGAACACCGTTTAATAATATTCAAAAAGTAATTAATTACACATATCCAGAAAATCCAAAATAGAAATGAATAGATACGATAATTCAACTATATTAAAAACAGAGGATAAAAAGCCATATCTTAAAGGCAAATTTTATCCTAATGTCCCATTATCATCTAGCGATGTGTATGTGATAACAACTGTTGGAGATAGACTTGATTCATTAGCGTACTCTTATTATCGTGATTCAACCTTATGGTGGGTAATTGCTATGGCTAATAACAATGTAACTAAAGGATTCTTAAACCCAGTGCCTGGTACGCAATTAAGGATACCGGTTAATATAAGCGATGTAATCACGCAATACAACAACTTTAATAAAGCAAGATAGTGTTATGAGTATATTTAAGGACAGTTTTACCGATAAGGTAAGAGATCAATTAAAAGTAAGAGGAGAAGCATTTTTAGGCCGCTCCTCTACTGATATAATATACATTAATGGACGTGCTGCTTGGGTAAGGATGACATCTGGTGTTGACATTAATAATAGCTCTGAATTAGCTAGACAAAATGTAATGCAAGGTGGTGTATTAGATCGTTTTGGCCAAATAAGTGGATATGACAAATATACATTACGTCAGGGCGTAGGTAATAATTTTAATACTAATGCATACAGTGGCACTACTTTAGGTTCTGATAACTTATACGGTCTAAGACCAATGCCTGGTATTACTGGTTTAGATGTTCAATCA